GCCCTGATGGGCCTAACCAATTTTAAGCCGCGAAGGGCTCCGTCATGATCATCAACGACGACAACATCGCTTTTCTTAATACGTCCTACCGCGCCAGCTATCAGCGGGCGTTCAAGGGCGTCACGCCGCTGTGGCCTCGGTTTTCGACCACGGTGCCCTCGGCGACCAAGACCAACCTCTATGCCTGGATGGGCCAGTTCCCGAGTTTCCGCGAATGGCTCGGCGACCGTCAGGTGCTCTCGGTCAAGGCCAACGGCTATTCGATCGACAACGTCCCTTACGAATCGACCGTCGGCGTGCCGCGCGACGACATCGAGGACGATCAATGGGGGGGTTTCGGCGCGTTGATGGAGGAGATGGGCCTCTCCGCAGCGCAGTTCCCGGACATCCAACTTTTCAACCTGCTCAATGACGGCTTCGCGCAGCTCTGCTACGACGGCCAGCCGTTCTTCGACGCCGATCATCCCGTGGGCATTCCAGGCCAGAACGCAATCCAGTCGGTTTCCAATCTTCAGGCCGGTTCGGGTCCGGCGTGGTTCCTGGTCGATATCGGGCACGCGCTGAAACCGCTGATCTGGCAATGGCGCAAACAGCCGGAGTTCATCACCAAAATCGACCCGCGCACCTCCGACTCCGTGTTCATGAAGAAGGAGTTCCTCTACGGCGTCGATTGCCGCGCCGGCGCCGGCTTTGGCTTCTGGCAGATGGCCTACGCCAGCCAGCAGCCAGTCACCGGCCCCAATGTCCAGGCGGCCTATACCGCCATGACCCAGTTCCAGTCGGACCAGGGCCGCATCCTCGGCGTCAATCCGACCGTCATGCTGTGCGGCCCGTCGACCTATTTCGCGGCGCGCGAGCTGATCGAGGCCCCATACATCAGCGCGACCTACAACGCCGGGCTCTACAAGCTCGTCGAAGTCGTCAAAGTGCCCTGGCTGAGCTGAGCCTTTCTTGAGCGGCGGCGCCCCGCGCCGCTTCGCCCCTTTTTCACGCGAGGACGATATGGCCAAGGCTCCTTCGAAACAGACAAGCGCCGGCGCATTGGGCGAGACCGTCTCGGTCGTCGGCCCCGCGCAGGGACGCCGCCGCGCCAACATCCACTTCGGCCCGAAAGCAATCGATCTCGATCTTTCGCAGATCACGCCCGAGCAACTTGCCGCGATCGAGGCCGATCCGGTCCTGCATATCTCGCGCGGGACCAAGGTTTCCGCGGAGGCTTAAGGCTCCCGCGATCCTCCATACCCCCCCCCCAGCACAGATCGCGGGAGGGGCCGGCGTCCAAACCCGGCCCCTCGCCAAGGAAGAGTCACGCCATGGCCTACGCCACGCAACGCGATCTCGATGTCAAATGGGGCGAGGAGGCGGTCTCGCTCGCCGCCTACGACGCCGCGTCGCAACTGCGCTCGCAGGACAAGATCGCTGCGGCGCTGTGCGCGGCCTCGGCGCTGATGGACGGCTATTTTTGCAAGCGCTACGCGCTGCCGATCGATGCCGCGCCGGCGGGCGTCACGCTGCTGCGCAATCTCTGCTGCGACCTCGCGATGGGCGAATTGTCGATGCAGCCGGGCTCGCGCAACGACATCGTCAAAGACGCCGTCGCCGACGCGCGGAAATTCCTCGAACTGGTGGCGCGCGGACAGGCGGACATTCCGCAAAACCCGCCGCCGGGCGTGTCGGCCGCGGCGCTCCCGTCGCCCAACGAAGTCATCGTCGAGGACGATCGACGCATGTTCACACGCAGAAGCTTGAGGCAGATGTGATGGACGGCGTTTCCTTCCAGGTCACGACATCGGGCATGGAGGCCGCGCTGGCGCGGCTGAACCGACTTTCGTCGCTGAATAAGCACGAGCTGATGGAGGGGTTAGGGCGGCTCGGCCAGATGCAAACGCGACACCGGCTCGAAGTCGAGCACAAGACACCGGCTGGCGTCGCCTGGAAGAAGACGACGGACGGCCGCGAGGCGCTGTTCGTCGACGGCAAGCATCTCTGGCGAAGCATCGATTACGTCTCCGGCGAGGATGAGGCGCGCTGGGGCTCTGGCCTCGTCTATGCGCGCATCCATCAGCTCGGCGGCGTCATCATGCCGGTCAACGGCAAAGCGCTCGTTTTCAGCATCGGCGGCGCGTTCGAAGAGGCAGCGATCGGAATGCGGCCGGGCTCTGTGAAGAATTCGAAGGCGCTGGGCGCCATCTTCGCCAAGAAGGTCACCATGCCCGCGCGGCCCTATGTCGGCATGTCCGAAGCCAACAAGCTCGACATGGTGCTGACCGCCTGGGACTTCATCGACAAGGTGCTGCAATGAACCCGCATCCCGCCGAAAGCCTCGGGGATTTTCGCAGCGCGGTGCTGGCGAGCCTGCGCGAGAAAATCCCTGGCGTGTCGATCGAGACGCATGGGGGAACCTTCGACGAGAAGGAAATTCAGGTCTTCGCGACCAAGGCTCCGGCCATCCGCATCGCCATCGTCGGCATTGGCCAGCTGGGCCAATTTGGCGACGGCGAGGTGCGCGTGCCGATCCATTTCACCGCCGTCTGCGTCGCCCGCGATGGGATCAAGGACGAAAAGCCGGTGGCGCGCGACGAGCAGGCGCTCTATCTCGCCAACGCGATGCAGCTGGCGGTTTACGGCAATCGCTTCGGGCGCGACGGGGTGTTTCGCCCCGAGGACGTGCAGGCGCGCAATCTCTATTCCGGCACGGCGTATGGCTATGGCCTCGCGCTGTTCGAGGTGACCTGGACGTCGCCGGTGTTGCTCGGCAAGAGCGTCGAGCACGCGCTGCATGCGCTGACCCAAATGATCGTCAATGGCGTCGTCTTCGCCGATCCCGCGCCCGTTCCCGGCGCCGCGCCGCTCGCCGGCGAGGACCCCATCGGTGCGCCGTCGCTGACGCGGGGGCAGCTATGACGCAGGATATTTCCGCGCTGCGGCGCCGGCTCGACGAGCAGGATTTTCAGATCGCCGAACTGCACCGCAAGGTCGCCGGCGTGGTCCAGGTCGGAACCGTGACCAGTTTCGATCCGGTCAAGGGCGCGGTGCTCGATCTCGGCTACGCCACGCATCCCGTCGCCTACGCCTGGCACGCCGGGACGGGCGCCGATTGGGCGCCGTTAAAGGTCGGGCAGCAGGTGACGATGCTGTGCCCGTCGGGCGACGCCTCCAACGGCTTCGTGCTGCCCGGCGGCTTCCACAGCGCCAATCCGGCCCCGTCGCAATCGGCCGCCGAGGATATTCGCGCGCAACGCGGGACGGCGTCGCAGCCCAACCGCCTGCGCACTAGCGATAGCGGCGCCTACCTCGAAGCGCTCGGCAACGCCATCGCCATCGAGGACGGCAAAGTCACCCTCACCGCCGCCAAGATCATCCTCGCCGGGGCCTGTTATCTCGGCGGCTCCGACGCGGCGCTGCCCGCGGCGATGCAGGGATCGACCGATTCCGCCGGCTATGCCGAGGTCGGCAATCTGGCGACGCAAGTGTTCGTGAAGTGACCTTAAAGGAGGTTTAAATGGCGTTTCAACTTAAAGCGCGGCCCAAGAAGGCCGCCCCGCCGCTCTACGTCTGGAAGGTGCTCAAGGAGCGCTCGCGCGGCGGCCTCATCTACGGTCGGCGCCGCGCGGTCGGCGATACGTTTCAAGCCCCGCTAGAGGCCATGGCGCAGGACGAGCGCGAGGCGATCGTGCAGCGCTTCGGCTCCCCGTCGACGGGCGCGGCCGCCCCGGCGGCGGCGGTGATGACCGGAACCATCGGCGGCCCCGTCGCCGCAGCGCCCGTCGCCGCCAAGGAATGACCCATGTCGCGCGTGGGCATCGACCGCAACACGGGAGAGCTGCTGGAGGGCTGGGCCGAATGCCAGCAGGCCATCGGCGTGATCCTGACGACGGCGATCGGCGCGCTCGTGCTGGCGCGGGGCTTTGGCTCGCAAGGCCCGTCGCTGGTCGACCGTCCGATGACCACGCCCAACATCGCCGCCTTTTACATGGCCATCGCCGAAGCGCTGCGACAATGGGAGCCATGCTTTCGCACCAGCCAGGTGCAGGTGACGCAGGCGAGCGCGCAGGGGCAAATCTCCTTTGTCGTGACCGGCGCCTATTACCCCAACGGGCTGGAGGGCGATTTCTCGGTCGTCCAAACCGGCATGCAAGCGGTTGTCGGCCCGTTCGGCGCGTCGACGGTCGGAGGGCTCGGCTGACATGAGCGCGCGCTTCGACGCCGTCAATCTCGCCGCTTTGCCCGCGCCCGCCGCCGTGCAGGTGTGGAGCTTTACCGCCATATTGGCGGCGCGCCAGCAATATTTTCTCGGCACGGTGTGGCCGGCGCAGCAGGCGATCAACCCGGCGCTGCCGACCTATAATGTCCAAAGCCTAGAGAGCAATCCCGGCTTCTGGCTGCAATCCGTCGACACCTATCGCGAAGGCCTGGTGCTGCAACGGATCAACGAGGCGGTGCTGGCGACGTCGCTGGCCTATGCGACCGGCGACGATCTCACGGTCGTCGCCGCCGATTACAAGACCCTGCGCCAACCCGGCGAAAGCGATGCGGCGCTCCAGGCGCGGGCGCAGCTCGCCTGGGAAAACCTCTCCATTGGCGGCTCCTATGGCGGCTACCAATATCAGGCGCTGTCGGCCGCGCCGCAGGACATCGCCGATGTCGCGGTCTACGGCTACGACGACGCGCTGGGCGTGCTGCCCGGCGAAGTGCGCATCGTCGTGCTGGGGGCCAGCGGCAACGGCGTGACGCCGCAGACGCTGCTCAATGCCGTGATGGCCAGGGTCAATCAGCGCGCGACCCGCAAGGTCAACGACCGGATTACCGTCGTCGCGGCCAATGTGGTTCCCTATACCGTCGACGCGACGTTGATCGTCCCGCATGGGGCTGACGGCGCGACGGTCCAGGCGGCGCAGCTGACCGCCCTCACCGCCTATTTGGCGGCGCGGCAAGTCATTGGCGGCTCGGTGACCTATGCCAGCGTCATGGGCGCGCTGGGCAGCGACAGCCCCAATCTCGTCGCCGACGTGATCATGCGCGCGCCGTGGAACCTGTTGGCCACGCCGACGCCGCCGGCCCCGATCGGCGGCGGACCCTTCGACGCGCCGATCTGCACCGGCGTGCGGCTGCTCTGGCAGGTGGCGTCATGAGCTGGACGCCCGATCCGCAGACCGTCGACGAGCAGCTCGTCAGCGATGCGCCCGAAGTCTTCGCGCCGCTCGATCTGCTCCCCGCCAACCGCACGCCGCTCGAATATGCGCTCGGGATGACTTCGGCGCGCATCCTCAATGCCGACACGCAGGCGGTGCTGCGCGAGCGCAATCCGCGCCAATGCGCCGCCGCCTTCCTGCCGTTTCTGGCCTGGGAGCGGAGCGTTCATTTTTACAGTGGGACCGGCGACGCCGCGGATCGCGCGCGCACCGCCAACAGCTTCGACGATCATCTCTGCTATGGCGCGCCGCCGGCGCTGGAGCACGAGATCGCGCTCGACACCGCGCAGGACATCGAGATCGTCGAGTTCTTTCAGGAGCCGGCGCTGCAATGGCCGCAATTTGTCGTCGAGAGCTGGTTCGACATCGGCGCGCCGATGCCGGCCGTGCCGCCGCTGTGGGCCTCCGGGCTGTATCGCAGGAACGTCCGCGACAAGCTGCAATCGGTGCGTCTGTGCGCGCGCCAGCCTGTGGCGGAGATCGCCGTGGGCTGCGCCGCGCGGGTCTCGCTGAACGTGCAAATCCTGCCGGTGACGCCGGTTACTCCGATCATTCCGCCGGCGATCCTGGTCGGGGCGGCAACGCGCGTCACCTCCATCTACCGCATCCTCCCGTTGTGAAAGCTTAGGTCCATGACAACTCCTCCGATCTACGGCACGCAAGTCACGGCATGGTATCTCGCGGCGCAGTCGGCCTTCGCCGCCGGCGGCGCGGCCATCAATATCGCCGGGGGCTCGGTCATCATCGGCGACGGCAACGGGACCGTGCCGACGATCTCGCAGCTGATCGCCAATGGCGGCGTGCTCGACCCGATCGCCGGCACGGGCGTCAACATCACCTCGGTGCTGGTGGACGGAACAGCGCCGGCGCAGATCGACATCGGCATTTTGGTGCCGGCGACGGTCGGCGGGATCGAGACCGGCCCGTTCACCATCCGCGAATTCGCAATCTATGAGGCTGGCGGCAATCTTTGCGCGGTGGGAATCACCAATCTCGCAAAGACCACCGGCTCGGGGCAATTGCAGGTCGCCGACATCGCCTGGTCCGCCTGCATCGCCACCGCCCAGGTGGGCGCGGTCACCGTGACGCCGGCCGCCGTCGGCTATGCGACCATGCCGCAGGTGACGGCCTTCTATAA